CGAAGAGGAACTTTGTTATTAACAACTCCGTTTTCGCTCAAACCAGATAAAAGTTTAAAATCTTCTGCTTTAAATTTACCGTCGATACGATAATAGAAGATGTTTCCGCTGCGATAGTATTCGCGGAAGTATTGATCCTTTAATTTCCATAGTTTGATCTTCTCAAACCACTTGGTGAAGAACTCTCTGCTACGTGCTGTGCCGCCTTCAAGATAAACTTCTGTATTAGCGAACTCAGTAGCAATGTCGATAGTGTTTCTAACCAAAGCGACGTTTGCGTAAGCCTTTTGGCAAAGAAGAATAGCGTCACGAATATCAACACCGTCTTTAGAGAATTGATAAGGAAGTAATCCTTGACTCAAAAGAGCGTAACGACGAATATTATGGTCTGTTCCGTTTCTTGGAGCCTTTGTGTTCTGCGCTGTATCTGTTGCGCCTTGAACTGGACGGCTATAAGACGCTTTGGCGACTTCTGTGAAGTAAGATTCACCTAAAAGCTTTGGTTCGTAGTTGTTATGAACAGGAAGCGGGCCGCTTTCTGGCTTTTTAAACTTGCTCCAATAGTCCGACTTCTTGTTATATGAACGCGACATATGATTATATAGTAAAAGTTACACTAAAAGTATCAAAAGTACTTTTATGACTTTCATTTTACCTCACGAAGAACGGAGTAAAAGTTTGCGCCTGTTGTTCTGGACAATCCATCATATCAAAATAGATTTTCATCATCCAGTTGCCTAATACTAAGCAAGAGTACGAGTCTTTGCGGGTTTTTTCTGCTCCACTTTGTCTTTTAAGTTCTGGTGGCAAGTCGAAACTCTGATGTCCATTAGCTGTTGTTGTTGGAATGATTAGAGAACATTGCGCTTTAACCAATTCAATCAAATCAGATTGATGGTCAACGAAATCAACCATCTTTGCGTCGTTTGTTTGATTATCTTCTTGGTCGCGGAAGAATTTAATCGTTTTAATTGGAATCACTTTGTTCTTTTGTGCGGTAAAATCATTATCAACGGCTTCCGCAGCAAACAGCATCTTTCTGTGATCGAAATTAGACTGCAACAATTCGTTGGCGTAACGAATCCAAGAGCTTGTCGGTACTCTAAGATAACAAATGCGAGTATCTTTTAAATTATACGCTCGTCTTGCTTTGCGAATCTCGTCTTGATACTTTTCCGACGAGTCGAAATCAGCTTCAAACATTTTGATTTCAATTTTACTTTGTTTAAACACTTCGCTTTCGTTTGCAGCGTTGATAAACTGTACGCCACCGTTATAGTCGCCGCACATTCCAACGATATTGAAGTTGTTCATCAAATAAGCTAAGTATTCGATGTGCTTTTTAAGATTAGTTCCTGATACAGCATAGTTGTGCACAAGAATTCCTTTGCGATTAGGGACATCTAACTTAATTAAGTTCATGGCAAAGTCGTCAGACGATTCGTTCTCTGCCCACGAAGGGTCAAAGCTAAGAATATAGTCCGATCCCTTTTGCCCAGCCACTTCAATCGCTTGGCCTTCAAGCGGCTTGATTGTGCATTCGTGCATCTTGCTTAATTTAAAGTAACCAGAAGAATCATCCATGAATCTAGAGCCGAATTCTCTTTGAAATTGCGATTCAGACATTGTTGATTTCGCTTGAGTCAGCAAACTCTCATCATAAAGACCGTGAGGAGCTACATCATAAGCGAAATGCAAGATCGCTCTTGTTGATCCACCTTTTCCATCCTTTTCAGGAAACTTGATAAGCGATTCGTATTGCTTATAAAGCTTATACATATATTCAAACTGATAAGAAGCGGACGACAGTACAATAATTTTATTATTCGGCCATTTAAAACGATCTTCTTCAGTCATATCTCCTTTAGCTATTAACTGAGTCTCTAAATCATATACTTCTTTTCTTTCTGTTGGATTTTGTACGACAGAAAGGAACGGAATAATAACTTCGTTGAAGATTCTTTCTGGCATCAACAAGAATTCGTCGATCATCATACGGTGAAAGCGAAAACCACGAAGCTTTTCGCCATCGCCAAGAGGTAAGCAGGTAATTTTACTACGACCAAACTCCATAGTCCACTCATCTGAACTCTTAGATACTTTTGTAATAGCTTGCTTTAAGAAAATAGCGTTCGGCTTGTCCGCGATTTCTTCAATCTTGCGGAAAATCATCTTTGCTTGACGAAATGTTTTACTTACAATACCAATGTGAACGCCTTGATTTAAAATAGCGTCTAACGCTGCGAATACAGCACAAGTAAAGCTCTTAGAAAGACCGCGACTCCATACCATCATAGAGTAATCTGTTTCAAACATCGTTTTAATTGCGAGATGCTGAAATGGAAACGGTTTTACGCCACAAATAATCTCAGAAGAGAATGAAATGTTGCTGCGTAGAAATTTATATAGAAGAATCTTAGCTTCGCGCTCTTCTAGATAGCCTTCTTTCTTTAAAATCTCTTCGTTTACTTTGTTACTGTTGTAAACGCTTTTTCTTTTTTGGTCGCCAACGATCCAAGCCATGATTGATCCTTTTCTATGAAGTATTGAATGTCTGTTTCCCAAAGTTTTGGGCCACAAACAAGAAGTTTAGGTATTAAAACTACGCTATTTTTTCTGCTACCAGAAAAAACGAATTGACAGTTCTTGTGGAACTCTTGTTGCAGCAAACGCATATTGTGATATACGAATTTTAAATTAGATTTATGTGAGGTGAAGTCATTATTGTTTTTGATCTGATCAAAACTAGATTCCACGACAACAAACAAGAAACAATCCATAGATTTGCATCTTTCGATCTCTCTTTTAAATCTGTCGAAGTTCTCTCCAACTAAAGTGCTCTTAAAATCGCTTTCTGATTTTCTATCAACGAATGTTTTAGAGTAATTTTGACCACCAGCAGTATAGTCTCCAAAATCTAGCTTAACTTCTCTTTGATTCTTAAACTCCAATGGTTGCTGTTCTCTTGTATCAATGAAAATATTAACGTTAGAGTAGTCAGAGTGAAAATCTTTGTGGATATTCTTTGTGAACATTGGCTTTATGCCAATCTCAGAACAAACCGCCGAGTAAGAACCGTAATGCTTCTTGAAACAGTCGATACTTGGCAGTTCGCTTGTTTCAATTTCGATATGACTAGGCGCAACAACTAATTCTTTATTAGTTACTCGTCTTTCAAGCAGTTGTTTTATGTACGGTTTAACAACTTCTGCTTTTTCAAAGTTGCACCACTTTAATAACTGCTCTCTGTTCTCGAAATCCTTTTCAAAATAAGACTCTTTATCCTTGAAGCTTAACTTTGTACCAGTTAAGAGGTTTTTCTTCGGGTAATGGGCACAGTAGTAGTCTCCAAGCGACATCTTATGCTTCTTCAAATGAGTATGAAGACTTCTTTCGCTTGGAAAATCTTGATTACATTCTTTGCACTTAAACGGCATCATCTAATGATATGCCCAAGATACGAGCTTTCCACTCCACCATGCTTTCAAGCTTGCCAGCTTCTTCTCTAACAAGAGTCTTTTGCATTTCGGCGATCTTGATCATGTTAGCGCGCTCTTCTTCGTCTTGAAATAGCTGAACGATAGCCAAGATAGAAGCATTTTCCTTTTGTCTAGCATTGATACGTCCTGATCTATCGCCTTGAAGCTTTTTAATAAGACTTTCGACGCGACCTTCACACTGATGGTACTCACCACTCTTAGCTTTGATGATTTCGGCAAGACGAATACTCATTTCATTCTGCTCTTGAGTATCTTCAAACATTTTATTGAGCTTATCCAAGTGTCTTGAAGTTGTTTCTAAGTTGATAATTTCTTTGCACACGTTCATGTACAAATTAACTTCATCAGCAGTAAGGTCAGGCTTGTCCCAAGTCATTCTAATGAACTCTTCTTCAAAGATATTACGATCTTCTTGCGATGTATAGCAGTTGATGATCTTTTGAAACCGCGAGTTAGCTAAATTGATAGTGAGCTTCTCAATACAGAATTTATGTTGGCGGTTTAATTTTTCTTTATTGATCTTTTCGCCAGTAGCTTGATTGATTTTGTTAATAACACGCTCAACAGAACGCGGAACTAAGTATTTTAAACCAACAGCAGTTTCGGATTCAGGTTGACCTTCTACATTTGCCGTTCTAACGAAGTTTGCCACAGCTCTTTGCTCGACTCCAAGGTTAACGATTCTGCGATCAGGAAAAATAAGCTCCGCAATTCTTACGGCGGACAATCCAATAGCTGTTTGGTCAATGATAAACTCTTTTTGAGACTCTGTGAACTCAATGTCCGCTGCCTTTTCGTACTTAGATGTTTTATAATTGATTTTATTACTTGCTAAGAACGACCTAATAGCAATTCCTTGCTTTGATCGACCATCTAGCTTCTCATTAGCAAAGAATTTACGCGTGATAGTATTTAAATCAGGAAATTGTTTAGCTAAGTCTCTAATTTGCGTTGCCTCTTCATTTGTAAAAGAGATGTCTGTTGTTTCTTCT